CGTACCGGGGCTGTGGACCACAGATCGACTGAGCGCAGAAGGCAGCGAGCATTTCCGTTAACGGTGCCGTAAGTCGCGCACCACCGCCCTGACGCTGGAGCTTCGGCAGGTATGCGATTTCCCCTTGCGTCAGTGGTCACGCCGACCACATACCAATACCCCCCATCAAAAAACTCGGGTACCTGTGCCTCGATCATTCTTGGGTCCACCCAAACACGCCGGGCTCCCACTGATTCCCGTCGCCATGTGTGTTCAGCCACGTAGAGCCGTTATGGGTGACGCGCGTCTGCTCGCCCCGGACATTGTTAGCGGGGTAGGTATCTTGTGCCCCAGTGGGCTGAATCCACAGAGGGGGGATCGTGGCATCCGGCTCGCCCTCGCGGACAATTCCGAAGATGTCAATGTGCAGGTGGTCGGTGCGGGTGATCGTGCCGTCGGGGTTTTCCGTGCCGACCGTGCAGTATGACGTGCGCTCGCCGGGCTCACCGATCCGCGCGACAGAGGCATTGGTCATCACCGCTTTGATCTGGTCGTAGATGTGCTGCGCTGAACCGGGGTCGTCCTCAAATGACACCATCGCGGTCACGACATAGGTCGTCATGCTCTACTCCTTTCTATTAAGAAATTGTACCTAATCCAGATGCGTTCCAAGTAATACTAACAGCACCCGCCGTCATATCAACAGGTCCACCCATATCTACAAAGCACAGGGCCTTGTCGCTTTTAGTGTCATTATACACTAGAGCCCAATACAAGTCTGTGTCATTCGAGGCATCCTTAGCCCAACTGGGGTTGGTTACAGAATCAAATGTAACAGTGCCACCTGATTCAGATACAAAGTCTCCCCAAGTCCCTAGCGAGGTACCTCCTGCTGTGTATGTACCAGCAGCCCCTACTTCGGTATAAGTTGAAAGAGCAGGAGAAGTAGCGGATGCAACAGGTGCAACTGTGTTATCGAGGAGAGCTACCTTAATAGTATCGGTAGACTCCCAAGTCTCTAGCGCATCTGCCAGAGCTTCTTCAAAAAATGTCAGGTCTCCACGAGCCATGTGTCTTCCTCTATGATATGTCGAGCCAAAGATCGTTTTCTTCGGGGCTTGCTGGTTCCGTTTCCGAAACTGTTATGATGCTACCTACTGCTTCCGCAGCCTTGGCCGCATAATGTTTTGCAGAGAATTCTCCGTCTGCTACTACTACATCTTCATCCTCTTCAGCCCACCGTCTTGCCAAATCAACAGAGCCAATAGAAGAATCTGTTTTCCCATCCCCAGTTCCACCTGGGCCTCTGTAGACTCCACTCATAATTACTCCTTAAAAGAAGGGGGCCGAAGCCCCCAACTCATTACTCGTCAGCGATAGCCAGAACCAGGCCGTTCTCCGGACGATACGCTTCTACACCGTAGATCGTATCAGCCGTGTATAGAGTAGCCAGGTATTCCTGCTTGTACTGCGTCTGCGAGCGGACACCAAGCTGTTCAGCATGGATAACTGCATCCGTGTGGAAGAACAGACAACCACGAGTAGCCAGGCTAGAAGCGGTGTTGTCACCAGCAGTAGCCAGAACCGGAGCATTGGAGCTGATATAGATATCAACACCGTAGATGTTACCGATCAGACCCGAGGATACCGTACCGGTATCGCGGAAGTCACTCGATACATAACGCTCCAGACCCATGATAGTCTTACGAGCCGCAGGCGGGATAACCAGCTTACGGTCTTCCATCGGCACGTTCAGGTCATCCAGAATCTTAATAGCTTCACGGAAGCCAATATCGGTGAAGTTATCACCCGTAGTAACCGTGTTCGCCGCATAAGTGCTCAGGCCCGTAGTGCCATTAAAGTAATACGAATGACTGTGTACCCAGTCGCCTACAGTCGGAGCAGCAGAACGGGTACCGTTACCCATGCCAGTAAAGACATTGATAAGGTCCGTGTCTACTTGCAGTGCCAGAGCTTCACCCGCATCTTGGGTGTAGAACTGACGAGCCGATGCCAGAGCTTGCTTCTCAGCAAAATCTTCAATCAGCTTAGAGTACTCGAAGTGCCGATCAATAGTGATCGTCAGTTCGGACTCAATGTTAGCTTGCATGGTAACCGCCACGCCTTCAGCCTTCGCGTATGCAGTACCGCGAGTCGGCTTCGGAACATGGATCGTGTCGCCCTTCTTGCCCACCATGCTGTACTTACGTACCAGCGGGGACATCTTTTTAGATTTAACGTACGCGGCAATGACTTCATCAGACCAGAGTTCAGGAATGAATTTGTCTAGCGACGTAACACCAGTGGTTGCGTTTGAAGTAAAATACGCACCAGTTTCTGCGCCCATAGCCATAGTGGCTTACCTCCTTAAAGTATTAACGGACGCGACCCTCTCGGTATGCTGTAAGAATCTCATCTTGTAGTTGTGCATATCTATCAGGATCGGTATTCATTAGTTTAATAATGTCAGTCCGACGATAGATTTTTTTACCGCGTGATTCAGCCGAACCTCGTGCAGACCCAGTTGACGCCCTCTTGACGTTTTCTTTTTGGGTCTCCTTCGGGCTAGCTTTCTTGGGCTCAGGTTCTGCTTTAGGCCGCACGGCTTTCCAAGTAGTGAACAATTCATCAGCGGCTTCATAGTCGTAGTCCTGGTCCGCTCGAACAAACAGTTCTTGACGGAACCGACTACTCTTCAGCCAATCTTGGAATTCAGTGCTTTGCAAAATTTCAGCCATATCCGGATGCTTCTGGCCTAGTGCAGCCATAGTCGTTGTCTTCTTATAGTCTCGACTGAACTCACGAGCAGCCTTAACATCCGGGTGTTCCTGTACAGCTTTTTCAATCGCCTTCTTAGGATCGGTAAAGAAATCAAAATCGTCTTCTTCTTCTGTCTCTTGAGGCTGAGACTGCCTTTTGGAGAGTTCTGTTTGGTTCTGGATAAACTCATCAACAACCTTGCGAAGATCGCCTACTTCACTAGACTGCCTGCCCAGTAGCTTCTCTGCTTCTTGGTGCATTCGTACTAGTTCAGCCGGGGATTTTCCACGGTACTTTTCAGGAAGGTCCTCTTCGGGACTATTGTCTTCCTGTTTTGCTGACTCCTCTGTAGGATTTTCTCCGAGTTTCTCCTCTTCTCCTTGGGCTTCAGCTTCAGGCTGTTCCGCCTCAGGTTTTTGAGGTTCTCGTTCTAGAGGGTGTTTATCTTCTTCCGAACGCTCGTCCGTAAAAATAGCTCGTGCCATTATTAACTCCGTTGCTCCGCTGATACTTCTGTATAGTTTTGGAGGCTATTCATTAAAATTCATATCGCTTGTCTTCCGCCCTGCTCTCTCGTGTTCACGTTCCCATTTCCAAGCTGCGCCTGGGAATGCTCCGCTTACAGGATCAAGAGCACTGCGGACAGGGCTTATGATACGTCGTGCTACAGTACCACAAGTGCAACGCACTTCTTCGTCACGATGATTCACGAAGGCGTCGAACTTAGTATTGCAAGCTGGACAGCGGTAATCAAAAGCTTTCCTCATCTTGATCCCTCTTCTCCGCTTGAATTTGGTCGTAGCTTAAACGAGCTCCTTCCTCAAAGTTCATCAGGTTCTGCAGTACTGCGAGTTGCCCCTTGACATACATGAGCTGTTTCTCATCTTCAATCCGAGAAGCGTCATTCAGTCTCTGGTACTCTGCTGCAATACCTTCAGTCACATGATTCCACCCTTTCGTGGAAAACAGAGAAAAGAGTTCTTCGTAAAATTGTTCGTCGATTGGCATACAAATCCTTTAGGCTGCTTTAGCACGGGTTTTAGGAGCCGGCTTTTCTTCCAGAGCTTTTACCCTATCTTCCAAGTTCTGAATACGAGTTTCGTATTTACCGAACGCTTCGTTGACTTGGTTGATTAGGATTTGCATTTCCTGTTGAGTTATCATTCTGACCTCTATTAAGTTCTCGCATCAATTCGATACGGCTTTTGTCGTCGTTCTTTTGTCTGTCCGTCATAATCTTTTCAAAGTTAATACGACGGTCCATAATTGCCAAACGCTTATCAAAAGACTTGTCTTCTTGATTGTCTTTCAAGTCTTGAGTAATTGCTTTCAGCATGTCGATCTCAGTCTCAACGGGGAGAAGCTTAGCCTCGACGGCTGTCTTCTGAGCGTCGGCCTGAGACTTCGCTGCTTCACCTTCAAGGACAGCAATCTGAGCCATAGCTGTCCGCTTCTGAAGTTCTTGTTGCTCTTGTGCAGCTTTTTGTGCCGCCGGGTCAGGCTGCATACTCTGCTGGATCATCGCAACAATTTCTTCGCGGTTGCTAAGGTTCATGTTGTCAACAATGCTTTGGACCAGTACGTTATAGACTGGGGATTCCGGAGGCATTGTCTGAAGCAACTGAGTAAGCTGTGTTACCTCGTACTCTCGGGCAATAATACCCAGAGTGCTGGTAGCACAGAAATTATAATCTTTAATCGGATAGTTATCCGGGTCGAACTGCATGTATCTCCAAGCAGCTTTCTCCACAAACGGAATCAAAAAGCACTCTTGGAAATTAATCAGAGTTCGTTTCTGTCTCTTGATAATGGCACCAAGGGACATGCTAATACCCGCTGCTGTAGCTTCTCCGTTGACCTGCCCGGCAATTCCAGCAGAGTCCACAGCACCAGTAGCTTGTTGAACCATCTGCTGCAAAGCACTGGCTTGAGCAAACGTAATCTGGTCAACCGATCCGAAATTGAAGGGGTTAAGTACATCTTTTGGGTCCCCTTGGGTAAGCAGGATTTTACCAGGCCGAATGCTAGGCGTATGTCCTCTCGGGATACGGGTCGCATCAATAGCCATCATAGGATGCACAGTCATAGCCAGAGCGTCAATACGCCCCCTGATCTCTGCATCCAGAGCCTTCTGGCTGTTGTACCCCTTCTCACAGACCCCACGACCCCAGAACCGTCCCGGTACTACATCCCAAGGGAATGCTACAACTGGACGATCTTGCATCATATACGGGGAAACAGTGCACTTAACCAGGCTGTCATTAGCCAGGATAACGACCGCTTCTGTGTAAATCTGCTCTTCGTCTAGCTCTTCTTCCCCTTCAAGAATCTCGCAGTTCTGAAGCAGGTAAGTTGGTATTAATCCGTAATACTTCCGGAGAAGAACCTTGTCATCTTCATAAACAATGTCGTCCTGCTCTGGTTCTAAGTCGTTCTCCTGAGTACTCCCTTGAATAGCTACATCTGCATAGATGCCCCGATCCATCAGGGTCTCTACTTGGTGCTTCGGTACGTACTCTTCAATGCATACTCCTAGTGCTTCCTCAACCGTTGTAGCTACCG